TAACAGCTAAACCGATGGACAGGATTATAACGCAGCCTGTTCTACCAAGAGAGATAGACTTAAAAGAGCCTATGTGGTACGTTGTTAGCGAAAAGAACATCGAAGAGTTTCACGAAAGATTAACAAAAGAACATGGGTCAATAGTATTTGTAGCCATGTCTATACCTGATTATGAGCTGATGAGCTATAACATGCAAGAACTTAAACGTTATTTAACAGAGTTAAAAGAGGTGGTAGTTTACTATGAAAAAGTAACTGACCCCCAAGCGTTGAAAAATGAGCCTGCCAAAAAGTAGACTCAAAGTTTGTAGTACGTGTCCGTACTATAATCGCTTAAAAGTGTGTAGTGCATGCAAATGCTTTATGCCCTTAAAAGCAAGAGTTAAGAAGGCTACGTGCCCTCTTAAGCTATGGGAGAGATAGCATGATGGAATTAATAGGAACAATCACAATGATTGTCACAGTAGCGAGCATAGTAGCCGCTTCAACACCAACACCAAAAGACGATGTGTGGATAGGAAAACTGTATAAGTTTATTGACTTATTAGCCCTAAACATCGGCAAGGCAAAACAATAATGCCATATGGTAAAGGTACTTATGGATCTGCGGTAGGACGCCCTAAGAAGAAAAAGAAGAAGGGGAAAAAACGTGGCAAGAAAAAGTAAACCTAAAAAGAAAGGATTGTACGCTAATATAGCGGCACGAAAAAGAAAAGGTATAAGTAGAAGTAAAAAGAAATCTACAATAACCAAGAAGGCTTTTGCTTTTATGAAAGCGGGCTTTAAAAAGAAGAAGAAACGTGCCAGCAAAAAGAAAAAGTAGTAAGAAGAGTACTCGTTTAAAAAGAGTGGGCGTATCGGGATATAATAAACCAAAGCGTACGCCCAACCACCGAACGAAGTCCCATGTAGTGGTAGCAAAAGTAGGAACTAAAGTTAAGACTATACGATTTGGGCAACAAGGAGTGTCAGGAGCAGGAAAATCTCCTAAATCAACGGCACAGAAAAAACGTAGAGCTTCATTCAAAGCTCGTCACGCCAAGAATATAGCTAGAGGCAAAATGTCTGCGGCTTATTGGGCAAATAAAGTAAAATGGTAAAAATAAAAGAACAAGCTTTGAAGGTTTGGAACATGATTAACGGAAAAGACAAGAACCTAGATGGTAAAGTCGACATCAAAGATGCAATGTTAAAAGCTCAACAAAAAGCAAAGAAAACAAAGGAGAAGTAAATGAACTACAGATTATATGCAGCGGAAGCTGCTTGTGGTACTACTGTGGGAGCAGCCTCTACATTTGCAGGTGCAACGGAAGTAAGACTATTTAATAATAGCGCAGCAAACCAACTTGTAACTGTAGCTAACGCCGCAGACGTAACACTAGGTACTATGACATTAGCAGACGGTGAAGTAACATTCATCATGAAAGACCCAACTGACCAAATATTCGCTGCAGCAGCAACAGTATTAGGCACCCCAGTTAAATATAGCTAGTGATTGAAAAATGGCTAGTAGATGTTGCAGAAACCGCAGCAGTGACTCTTGATGTATTAAACAAGAAAGCTGAGAAACGCGGGGTAGTAACTCATGCCGACGAAACAGTACAAAGCTTATGTATGGGATACTTATATCTATTGAATTTGTGTGACCAACATAAAACACTAGAAAGGGAAGAGCTAGATACTCTTACAGATATTATTAAAAAACACACGACGATTCATTAAATGTTAGAAATAAGTAGAACAGATATAGTTAGTACTGAAATTATGAATTTTAATGCAGCCGATAGGTTCATTAAACTTCCAATAGCTCAATACATGGAATTACTAGGTATCACACCTAATACTTCCCAGATGGCATTAATCAATGCCGTCAACAGCCCAAAATATAGATTTGTGTGTGCCGCCTTATCAAGGCGACAGGGAAAAACGTATATTACAAATGTCATCGGACAACTTGTATCTCTCGTGCCAGGCTCTAACATATTAATTATGTCACCAAACTACTCACTTTCACAAATTTCTTTTGACTTACAAAGAGGTTTAATAAAACACTTTGATTTGGAAGTTACTAAAGATAATGCGAAAGATAAAGTTATAGAACTATCTAATGGTTCTACTATAAGAATGGGTTCAGTAAATCAGGTAGACTCTACGGTGGGTAGGTCTTATGATTTAATCATCTTTGACGAAGCCGCCCTGGCTGATGGACGAGATGCCTTCAACGTAGCACTAAGACCTACGCTTGACAAAGCAAACAGCAAAGCAGTATTTATTTCAACTCCAAGGGGACGAAACAACTGGTTTGCTGAGTTTTGGAATAGAGGGTTTAGTACAGAATTTCAAGACTGGGCTTCTATCAAAGCCACATACCACGAAAATCCAAGAATCAGTGAACAAGATATCATAGAAGCAAAAAAAGCTATGTCTGCGGCAGAATTTTCGCAGGAGTACTTAGCTGATTTTAATACTTATGAGGGTCAGGTATGGAGCTTCAACTTTGAAACTCAAGTAGGAGACTACGAACAACTTGATACTAGCAACATGGATGTATTTGCAGGACTTGATGTAGGGTATAAAGATCCAACGGCTTTCTGCGTGATAGCTTATGATTGGGACGCTCAAAAATACTACCTCATAGATGAATATATGGACGCTGAAAGAACTACTGAACAGCATGCTACAGAAATCTACAAAATGGTACAGAAGTATAGCATTGACTTTATCTACATTGACTCTGCAGCACAGCAAACTAGGTATGACTTTGCGCAAAATTATGATATATCTACTATTAATGCTAAAAAATCTGTACTCGATGGTATAGGACAAGTAGCTGGTATAGTTGATAATGATATGTTACACATCGACCAAAGATGTAGTAACTCTCTATCAGCCTTAGACCAATATCAATGGGATCCAAACCCTAACTTGATGAAAGAAAAGCCAAAACATAATATGGCAAGTCACATGTCAGACGCGCTTAGATATGCGCTGTATACCTTTGAGACATCTGCCAATACATTTTAACAATATGACCTACCAAAAAATTATTCTTGACAAAAAGGTAAAATTTTGGTATAATTTTCAGTAATAGGAATTTATGGATTTAAAAAGAGATTTAGTCAAGTACGTACGGGATAAAGCCAAATCAGGTTATAGAAAAGAGACCCAGTGCTATATTTGTGGCGAAACAGAAAACTTAGACTTCCACCACTTCTATGGAATGACTGAGCTACTATACACTTGGATGAAGAGTAACAAAATTACGATTACCTCAGCCGATGAAATTATGAATCTTAGAGAACAGTTTATAGAGGAACACCTTACTGAAGTATATGACGAAGCTGCAACATTATGTAAAACTCATCACATAAGACTGCATAGTATATATGGCAAGAGACCAAAATTAACAACAGCAATAAAACAAAAACGATGGGTAGAGATACAGAGAGACAAATATGGCATGGTATGACAGATTCTTAGGTAGAGATGTAGAGGAGAAACTAAATAGTTCTCAGCCTTTCATCGCATACGAAGAAGGTCTAGCAATAGACACTCGTGAGAAGAAAGACAATTATCGTTCAGCTTACGAAGAACTAGAAGTAGTTAATCGTGCTGTGAATATGATTGTTGATGACAGTGCTGATATACCGTTTGACATTGGAGAGAAAATAAAAGGCATGACTCCAATCGTGGCAAATATTCGTAGAACAAAGGTAGACTTACTACTGAATAAAGAGCCAAACCCGTTTCAGGATATTAATAGTTTTAAGAGAAATCTAATTATTGATTTGCTGATAGATGGTAACATCTTCATTTATTATGACGGTGCCCATCTCTATCATTTACCTGCACAAAACGTTACCATAGAAGCTGATATGAAGACCTATGTGAGCAAGTATGTATATGATGGTCATATAGACTACACCCCGAAGGAAATTATACATATTAAAGAAAACTCATTTCATTCAATCTATAGGGGTGTACCTAGACTAAAAGCAGCTTACAGAACAATGTATCTGTTAGATAGCATGAGAAAATTTCAGGATAACTTCTTCAAGAATGGAGCAGTTCCAGGATTAGTACTAAAGAGTCCTAACACACTTTCTGACAGAATTAAAGAAAGAATGTTAACAGCATGGGCTCAAAGATACAATCCAAAAAATGGTGGTAGAAGACCACTAATACTAGACGGCGGATTAGAAGTAGATAGTTTAACTAAAGTAAACTTCAAGGAACTAGACTTCCAACCGTCAATAGCCGCTAATGAAAAAGTAATATTAGAAGCTATGGGTGTACCTCCGATTCTTATGGACGGTGGTAACAATGCAAATATCAGACCAAATCATAGATTGTATTATTTAGAAACTATACTACCTATCGTTAGAAAGATAAATCATTCTCTAGAAAGATACTTTGGATTTAAAGTTACTGAGGACGTACATGGCGTTCCAGCTTTACAACCAGAGCTTAGAGACCAAGCAGCATATTACGCAACATTAGTTAATACAGGTATAATGACACCTAACGAAGTCAGGGAAGCAATGAACATGGAATCAATTGATGGACATGACGATTTGAGAGT